TTCAGGGATACTATAGACCTTATTAAAGTGGGGGACTCTTGGCAAGAACGTATTGAGTCCTACACTGTTGAAGAGGCTAGACAACGTGGAGAGGCACTATACGACCTAGTACAACCTTTCGAGGTTAAGACGCTTAATCAGAAGCGGAGACAGGTATTTGAAGATATTTTAAAAGACGCTAAACCAGTGTACCATATAGAACCTCGTAAGCCTTCTAGGGCTGAGAGACGGGCTGCTGGTAAGTCGAAGAGAAAGAGTAATTATACAAAACCAAAGAAGAAAAAGAGATGAGAGATGACAACTATAGGCAGGTAAAAGTTTATGCTCTTAGAAGTAAAAAAGACAGGACAACTAAAACGGCTTGTCATAATATAATCGGAAAATGCGATGATGAACTGAAGCAGTTCACCACATTTGTCACAAGTAACAATATGCACTACTTGGTGGCTAAGAGATGGGATGAGAATTTCTTAGCTATTCCTTATAGGGATAACGCCGAAGAAGTTAAACTAGATATTAAAGAGAAAGAATTTACAATAACAAACGAAACTTTAGTATGAGAACAGTTCATTTTTTTGCAACCTACTACGAGCAAGAACAAGAGGCTCCTACGCTGATTAACTCTCTTATGAGACAGACAGCAGATAATTGGAAACTTACTATATGCTCCAATGCTGATAATACTCTAATGAACGTACAGGAGAGGTATCATACAGACCCTCGTATACACTACACTATCTTAGAAGAGAATACAGGCTTTTGGGGGGCTAAGAATCGTAGAGACTTCTATCAATCTGTTGATTTAGATACTATGGTAGTAATGACTTCTGTTGAGGACTACTATGTTCCTAGAACTGTGGAGTATATCAATTCGCGGGGGGAGGACTTTATCTATTGGGATTTTACTCACCACCACTTTGATTATAAGACTACCTTTGCTATCTCTCAGCCGAGGATGAAGAAGATTGATTGGGGTAACTTTGCTATTCTGAGCGATAAAGCTAAAGAGGTTAATATTTCTGAGCTTAAGAATAGGAATGCAGAAGACCCACAGAAGTTTGATATTATTGACGGGTGGGAACAGTTTATGGGGGATGGTATCTTCGTAGAAGAAGTCTTTAAGAAGTTCCCTGAGATAAGTAATGTACGTATACCTAAAATTCTATTTGCTAAAAATTAAGATATGGCTATTAAAGTAAAATTAAAAAACGGGACTACATCCGTATTCGGATTTCCTATAGTTTCTGAAAACGGTAAGATTGTTGAATTGTCTGAAGAGGCTAAGATGCAGAGTGTGTATAATAGTATGATTGAAATGGGACAACGGTGGGTCTTAGAACCTTTGCTTATTTCGTTAGCTAAGGCGTACTACAACATGGAAGATAAGGAGCCTTTCGTTGATGGAGAAGGAGAGGTTGAAATAAAGGTTACTAATAAAAATGGTCAAACTATAAGACACAGCCAAACTTTTTAATATGAAGACTTATACGCCACAACGACACTACTTTATTAAAGTAAACCAGAAAGACGCTGATACCTTCGTTACAGAGAATGGTATGGAACTTATGATTACTCCTGAAGAAGGAGATCAGTACCAATCTAAACCTTTTCACGGAGAACTTATGTTCGCCCCTAAGAACAGTCGTATCCCTATTGGAGAGACTGTATATATGAACTACAAGGCTCAAGAGGAACTTCACAAGGTAGAGGGTGAGGATATGTATATTATCAAGGATGATTTGATTGTAGCGTGGGGCGAGGATATGCAAGCCTATAAGTGCGTTACACTACAGCCTGAATACGAGAAGATAGAGTCTGATGTACTCCTGCTCCCTGATTACTTATTTGAGGATCAGATTACCACTTCAGGTAAAATTCTGTCTTCGGATAATGAGTGGTTCGAGCAAGAAGGTTTACCGACCTTTGAGAAGGATGATGAGATTACCTACTCTAAGAACCTTGATTGGGAGTATATAGTCAATCGTAAGAAGTATTATTACATTCAGTGGGTGCATTACATCTTTGAGAAGAATGGAGAGCTTATAAACGATTATAATGAGTTAGGGGATAGAGAAGAGTGGATTGAGCGTAATGGCATCCGTATCCCTAATGATGATAGATTCTATGATGTTCAGCGGGGGAAGTTTAAGGATAAGCGTATCCTACCTAACGTGAAGAGAATAGAACTTGATAAGTATATCAAGAACGAAGAGATATTTGGACACCTTACAGCGTAAGGTTTAGCTCATCTCCCGCTTTCAGTATAGACCAAGCGTGTAGCTCAGGTACAACAACGAAGCCTACTCCGTCTAAGTCTTTTATTTCGTAGTGTATCTCTTTTGTGATACCTCTTTCTACTGTGTGGGTTATCTTAGCTTTCATCTTATTCCTTGTCTTTCTAGGGCTAAGTAAAGCTCTAGTTGTTTCTTTTCTGCCATTTCTTTTAGCGGGCGTTTGTAACAAGCCCAGAATACTTCGACTACATCCTTCTCTAGGAGAATTGCTATTTTCTCCATCTGCATGATCGTGATGTGGTTCCAAGGTCTCTCCATACAGTGTCTAAAGGCTCTGTGGTCTATCTTTAATAGGTCTGCAATCTTCATTCTGTTGTAGTCCCTATCGAAGAATAGCCACTTCTCTATTACTGAGTGGGGTTTCCTAGTCGTCTTCATCTACTTCGTCCATTAGGTACTTATATACCCTGTGGGCGTCATTTAAGTCCTTCTGCCCTCTGTCGTTTGTCGCGGCGTGGGTTACTGACCACAGTCTACTTATTCTCTTGTATAACTTCTTTATCATCTTTGTTACGTTCTTGGAACCAGCCGACTTTATGTTTCTTTTGACATTCCCCGCAATAGAGTTCGCCTTTAATAGTAGCCCATGTATCCATTGCGCGCTTATAAGACATATGCTCCTCACACTTACTACATTTAATCATAATACGAATATATAAAAAATCCCCCACTAAACAAATAGTGAGGGACTAAAATTCAACAACTATGAAAAACAATTACTATGCAAATATAGAAGAATTATTCAAATAACCTAGCTGCCAACTCATTTTTATTTTCCTCGGCATAGGCTTTAAGCTCATCAGTGTTCTTAGCCACCTTTCGCTCATTAATCTTCCATTCTCTGTCGTAAGTGTCCCACACAGCAATCTTCTTGTGTTTTAGCTCTTCAACAAATGTGTCGATGTCTAACTCAAGGAAATCTCCTGTTGGGGTCGCTGAAGCGATTGTTTCTGCATCGTCTTCGCTAGAGCCTAATTGCCCCATAAGACGTTGTACTTCTCTCCAAGTAGTTCGATGTGCTTCATCAAACGTAATCTCTGAGAAATACTCTGCTGCATCGTAATTCGCTGGAACCTGTGTAATCTGTCTTCCGTCTCCCCACGTAATGCGATGAGGTTCAACTTTGATTACTCCTAATTCGTGGGCTTTCATTACTTCGTCATAACGTGTAACCACCGCACTTTCTAATAGCTGTGTAAAGCTCTCAGGATTAGACTCTGCATATAACTTCAAGTCGTGTAATACGAGGTCTGATGGTCGCTGAGTGTTAATCTTAAGATACTTAGCAATAGGGAGTGTCTTCGTTGTGAAGTCAGATTCAAATACAAGTCGTACAGCGTTAATCTGATTCTTGACAGACTCATTTACTTTACGTGCTTGCTCTTCTGGCTTACGCTCTCTAAAAATTGCTTTTTGTCGTGGTAGCCCCCAATGTTGATTATCCTCGTTCATCGGGTGTAGCCGCATAAACTCAAGAAGGTTTCTTTGGCTCTTCCTTACTACAATATGTCCCATTGTGAACTGAGGCTTACTGACTGCTCTTGTAAGACTCGCTCCATCTGGAATATTCTGTTTGTCGATGTAGGGTGATCGTTGATTAGCAATGTATCGGATTTGGGCTACTGAGCCTTCGTCTCCTACTTCTGCTTTCTCGTCAATGATTGTTGCTACTGCTGGGATGGCAAAAGGTCTTTCTTGTCTGAATCTCCTTTCGTTGTGTCCGTCGGCGTACATCCCTTTTGTGTCGCCGATAAGTTCAAATATTACGTCTCCGTTCATTTTAATTTGATTTAATTTAGTTAAAAATAGTGGGGGCGATTAAACCCCCACTTTATGTTGAATTACTTATAAGGGATTACCCTACAAAAAGTCCCCAACGGTTTAAAGCACACATTTCAATACCTACGTGACTTAACCAGTGTACTGACCAGAAGTCGTCTCCGCTGTACTCACTCTTCTGAACCCACTCCTTAAGCTCTCGCTTAGGTGCGTATCGAAGTCGCATTGAAGGAACCCTCTCCGCGCTTGATGTGTTCATTGAGTTGTATACAACCGTGTCGTCTACTGGACAAACCATTCCTAGCTCGTTGTAGATAGCTCCTGCATTACCTAAGAAGTTAGGGTCAGAGAAGATGTCTAGTACTTCAGGTTGGAATGTGAATCCACCGTACTCTACGCCATCGACTGAGAAGCTAATGTTCTGAGCCATGCTAGAGTCACCAGTATATCTAGCCCACTGGATTCCACCGTTCTTCAAGTTAGTGTTCTCAAGCACAAGTGCGTCGAGGTCTAGCTTAAAGTTGTGTCCACAGTAAAGCATGTTGTCCTTAGAACCACGATACTTCTGAAGGTTCTTAACCATGTTCTCAATATCTGTGATAGCAAGTGAGCCGCTTGTGTAAGCTTCTACGTTGCCATCGGCAGAAATTTGAGGGATCATACCTCTTGTGGCGGTGATAGAGTCTGCGTCCCCGAAAGAACTAGAACCTACTCCACCAAGACCTGCAAGGTTATCTTGGAAATCTTCACCAGTAAGAAGCTGCGCCTCTCGCTCGTTTAGTACTCGGTGGTACTCGTCTTCCAAACCTTGTAGATACCATAAGTATCCTTTCTGTCCGTTGTGGTCTACTTCAATCCAAGTCTGTACTCCTTCTTCAGTTCCAGTTACCTTGTGTGATCCTCTGATGATCTGTAGGTAGTTGGTGTAAGAAATAACTCGGCTATTTCTTGAAGCTGGTGCGGAACTACCTTCAGGCATTGCGTTACCAAGAACGATGATGTCGTCCGAAGTAGATGCTGATGGTCTCGTTGCACTAGAGTCATAAGAAATCGCTGAGAAAGCATTTCCGTTCACCGCTGTAACCAACATCTCAAATCCATTAATCTGAATCTTGTCGTACTGACGAAGAGTGTTAGTGGAGAATGAGTCTGCTGTTGAATAAGGTGCTTGACCTGAATATGAATATGTGTAAGCTGCTGCTGCTGTTCCTGCTAGAGTCACACCTGAACCAGATGCAGTTGTAGCGGAAGCAGATAGTCTTACAACCCCATGAATACGTTCCTGCTCATAGTGAGAGAACTTAATGTGGGGCGTCTCCATCTTTGCTCCAAGCTTATCGAGTAAACCTGTTACGTCTTGGCGACCGTATCGCTTAACGTAAGTTGAGTCTACTACAGGCTTATGCAAGCCTTCAGCTAGAGAAAGGGAGTTCAAATAGTTATACTCCGTTGCCACTTTCGTGGTTGAAGGAGTTAATTCTGATACTGCCATTTTTGTTTATGTATTTATCCCCAACGCCTTTGTTTTTGTTGCTGGGCAAATTGTTCAAAAATTTGATCCTCTAGTGGCTTATCCGTTTCTACTTTCTTCTCGGAAGTACTGTTGTCAGTAACATTCTCAAGTTTGTCGTAGGCTTCGCTTAAGCCGTTAGATTTTCCTTGTTCGTACACCGCTTTCACGATGTTATCGAAGTCGTAAATTCTTGCCATATCCCGTTGTAAACGTGGAAAGTCCACACCTCCCTCGCTCACGTAGTTGTCCATGAACCAAGTTTGGTTGTTTACAATAGATGACTCGATATACTGCTTCGTTTCGGGAGAGATAATGTGATTAATCTCAAAATCTCCCTCTAAAGCAATCGGCTCCTTCTCGTATTGCTGCACTGCTTGGCGTGTACTACGTACAAACTCTTGCTGTGCTGCTCTCGCTTCCAGTTCCGCTTGCTCCTTTTCGCGTGGGTCTACTTTAGGCAGTTCAATTTCCGCTTTGTGCTTCCTTAATGCAGTCAAAGCTCTTTTTGCGTCAATAGACAAATCCGCTAGAGCCTCTTGATACTCGGTATCATCGGACTCGTAATTACCACTAAATAAGTCTGGATACTTACGCTTGATTAATCGAGAAATTTCTTTTTCGTTTAAGTCTGGGTTGTCTTTCTCTAGTTCGAGTCTGACAGCCTCCATAGCGTTATCCTTATTACTAGGGTCAATATTATCTAAGTCGAGGTATTGCCACTTCCAGAAGTCGGGGCTGTTTACGTCAATTCCTGCTTTTGCTAAATCGTTCAGCTTTTGAATCTCTTCGTTGGCGAAGGGGTTCTGGTTCTGAAGATTCTCAATCTGTTTCTCATAGTCTGCTATCTGTTTCTCGTAGTCTCTCCCAATCTCTTCTTTTAGTCGGGTCTTTAGAGACTCTTCCGCAAACTGCTCCTGCTCTGCTACGTCTGGATTGACTGCTGGCTCTTCTTTCGTTACGTCTTCTACAGTCTCAGCAGCTTCTTCGGCTGCCGCTTCTGCATCTGACTGAGTTTCGGTTGACTCTGGTTGTGGGGTAACTTCTTCTGCTACCTCCTCGTCTTGTTTCAAAGAACTTGTTTCTTCTTCCTGTGATTCGCCTGCGAACTCGGCTTGAATAGCTTTTTCGACGGCTTCTTGGAAATCGCTCATATTGATTTAATTTAAGATTAATTTCGTGGGCATAAAATTACTGAGGGTGAAACGATTAAATTTGTATTTTTGGCTTTATGAATTACGAAGGGTTTAAGAAATTAAATGGTAAGCACCTCTCTGATGGTTTGCGGGGGCTTAGGTTGATACACGGACACACACTAGAAGACTTGAGCGAATACTTGAATAAAGACATCGGTTATCTGTCTAGGTTAGAGAACGGTAAGGCTTCTCCTAAGTTGGATACCATTACCTTTATACTCTCGTTCTACGATTTGACAATCAAGGAATTTTACGATCAGTTAGACGACCTTATTTGAAACCCCCATCGCGGGCATGCGTGAGCCACTTGCTTCTGGCATGTCTATCTTATCGTAGCTAGAGCCGCTGGACTCTCTATCTTCTATCTCACCTTCTTTCTTCTTCTCTTCTTCGGCTGCTTTTTCTATCAGCTTCATCTTCCCTTGGAGTACGACCATCTCTGTCTTACGGTCTTCTTCTCCTTTAGCTACTATCTGTGCTAACTCATTCTCTCCCTTCTCCTTCTCTAGGGCTAACTCCATTTGAGTTTTGATTTGGATAGTCTGTTGGGCTGCTGCTTCTTTTTGTTGGGCGACTTGGAGTTCCATCTCCCTGTCTTTGACCATCATCTCCTCTTGAGACTTCTGACGTTCTTTTGCTCTACGCTTCTCTCTTACAGCTAGAAGTTGTTCTGCTTTGTCTACGTCCTCATCCATTACTCTTCGTACTGCAAAGGCATCTTGAAGGTTAATTAGCGGGGGTTGTGATTGAAGTGCTAGTTCTACTTTAGATTCGATGTACGCCTTATCTTCCTCGTCTGGGAGCATCTTGATTTGAATAGAGAACTCGCTTGCGGGGACTTTAGTGATGTCCAACTGCTTAACAGTCTCCTCTCCAACCATGTTCTCGAACTTATCCACGTTGATACCTGCTCTAATAAGTTGTTGTGCTAACATAGATACTTGTCGAGCCATTTCCTCATTTACCTTGAGGAAACCTCCGTAAAGCGTTCTAAGGGCGTTCTTGTGGGCTGCTACGGCAAGCTTCTGTACTCCGATGAGTGCTTTCTTGTCGGGTTGAGAGGAATCTACTGCATCATTTAGCCCTACTACCTCTTTCATTCTCATCAACTCTTGGTTGTAGGCTTCTGAGATAATTTGGATAGAAGCGTCTAGTCCATTAGGTAGGTTAATGATTGGTGGGGTGTTCTGTGTTAGTGGGGTTCCGTCTTCTCTAACGCTCTTGAAGTAGATGTCTCCAATTTGGTCTCTCATCGCTCTAGCATCTACGGGTTGCATTCCCCCCATACCCATTCCTTGAAGGGCTTCTGATACAGCGTCCATGTTGATTGCGTATCCGCTTGGTGCTGCCTTAGAGATTATCTGTTGGAGTTTGAGTTGGTAGAGGATGAGTTTATCCGCGTGGGGAATCATCTCTTCTGTCTTACTCTTATTCTCCATGTCGTGAATGTCGGGGGCATACACGATGAATCCTAGTGATGTATTTGCTGATGGATTTCTATTGACTTTGCGGCGGATGATGTGCTCCTTTAATCCGTAGTCATAGAGATAGTCTGTTCCTACTACATACTTCCCGCAGTAGATATTCTTTATCTTCTTCTCTGTTTGCTTTGTCTCTGCCTTCTTGTTTCGAGGCTCTTCGTTTACTAATGTCTTGTACCCTCCGTTCTTGCTCTTGACTTGGGTAATCTTTACTTTGTCGGTGGAGAACATCTCAAAGTCTAGTACAAGTATTTGGAACTTGTTGTAGGCATCGTGGTTCTCTGAATTGTAGTAATAGTCATTGCCGAAAGAAGAGTCCCATGAAGGATTGTCATACTTCCCTGCCACATTCTTAGCAATGTCCATCAAGTCTTCTTCGCTCAACTCTCCCGCAGCTTGAACCCTTAAATCCTCAATGGTCATGCGCTTTAGCACTCCGATGTGTTTGGCGTCTGAGAAGTCAGGCTTCTTGACATAAGAGGTTACTAAGTTTACGGGGTCTACGTATTCCAGACAAATATTCTTGTTTTCGTCTAAGCAAACTCTAACGGCACATATTTTGAGATCAACCAAGTCTTTAGCGATCTGCTCGTTTATGTACTCAATATCATTATCCTCTAATATCGCGTCTGTAATATTCTCTAATGCTATAGACTGTGCTAACTTGAAGTTAGTAGTCATATAGATTTCTAGTTCATCGTCATCTTCAGGGAGGTTTTTCTCCTTGGGGATGACGCCTTGTTCGACTAATGGTGCAAGTTCTTCTTGCATCTTCATCTTAGCCCTTAAGACTTGCTTTTCTCTGTCGTACTCTGTTTTGGATAAAGAGTCTGTTGGTTTGAAGTCTATCTTGTAGGGTTGGTTAATCATCTGCCCTCTGATGACTTCTACCATTTTAGGTAGCGGGGTGGATACTCCCCAATCAATGTTCAGGTAGGTATTGTCTCCTGTAACAGATAATTGGCTCTTAAACTTTTCTACGGATTGGAGTCCTTCAGAATACTTTCTGTTTCTTACGAACCTATCTCTGCGTTGGTCGTAGAGTACGGAAGTGGATTGAGACTCGGCTGCTTGCCACATAGTCTGTCCGTACTTAAGGAGATAGTCTTTTGAAGCTTTGTTTTTCTCCTTCTCAAATGTTGAGGGAAAGAGATTCTGATTTTCTTCCATTCCTATAGTTCAAGGTTTGACTGCAAAATTAGATTTGATACTTCTTAAGTATTTGTAGTTTGGACTAACTCCTAAGTCAGGGGTTTTCAGAAGTCAGCACTCCCTCTAATGAAGGCAGTTCGTTCTGATTTTGAGTATCCGTCCCAGATACATAGTTTCTTAAAGCAAAATTTTTAATATTCACCGCAGCGTTAATATCTCTATCGTGAGTTTCCTCACAAGATTTACAAGTCCATTCTCGGTCTTTTAGTTGCAGCCCTTTGTTTACATCCCCGCAGTTAGAGCAAGTCTTTGATGATGGTTCAAATCTGCCGATACGAAGTACGTTCACTCCATACCACTCGGCCTTATATTCAATCATACGATTGAACTCTGACCAACTCGCGTCTGATATTGATTGAGCGAGATGCCTATTTTGCATCATACCCTCCACATCTAAATCCTCTAAGCATATCGTTTGGTTCTCGCGAATCAACTTAGTGGATAGTTTATGTAAAAAATCTTTACGTCGGTTTGTTACTTTCTCATGTAGCTTTACTAATTTATCTTTTGTTCTTTTTCCTTTATATTTAGAATACCTTCGCTGAAGGTACTTCAGCCTTGATTCTACTTTACTTAAGTGTTTAGGGTTATTTATTACCTCACTATCGGAAGTTACCATAAAATATTTTACCCCTAAATCAACACCAACAGCGGTCTCTTCTTTGATTTGGGATTTATTCTTGTAAGTCTCCCTAGTCTCACACAAAATAGATACAAAATACTTACCTGTTGATGTTTTGCTTATTGTTGCTTGTCTTATTTTACCTGTAATTGGTCGGGATAATTTTATCTCAATCCCTTCTATGAACTTGGGAATAACAAGTTTACCCTTCTTAATGGAGATTATATACTTCTTTACACCGCCCACAGCCTAGATATAGCGGTAGTTTTGGGGTGATATGAATTCGAGATATAAGTCCATTACAATTGCCTCTTTGACCACTTTAGAGAAGAAACACCTTGACCGAGCAAAGGAGATTAGAAGCGTCATTGAAGAGTTACAGATGAAACTAAACATTGAAACAAAGTCTTATCGAGTCTCTATGAACCTACCTGACAAAATACTGTGTATTCTAGGGGAGAGTGGGGTGTATATGAAAGCGGTGGAGATATCAGATGAAATTGCCCGTCGAGATGAACGAGAAGATGTAACAGGATTTACTCAGGATGTATCTAAAAGGCTATTCAAGTTAAAGAAGGCTGAGAAGGTAAAGAGCTTTCAAGAAGGGAATAGTAGAGCTTCTACAGTTTGGGGTTTACCTGAGTGGTAGAATACAAATTCCCCTTAAAATCTGTTTTTTACTTTGCCCTATGCAGAAACCCCCCATCCAATTAACACTGAGGCACATCCAATGGATAAAGTATCTAAGGGATGTTAAGCCCGAATTACTAGGTAAAATATTAGCGGGGGAGGAAATCACAACTGAGGAAAGCCAGCAGTTCGAAGAATACTTAAAATTAAATCTTGAACCCGATCAATAACAGATTCAAACTCGGGCTGAAAGGGTTCGAAAGATATTTGAAGATTTTCATTTAAAAGATGGTCTTTTTGTGCGGGTATTCTTTAGACTGATAACGCTCCTTAGTCTTCTTGCGTGATCTGTGCTTGTTCGCTGCCTTACCCCCCGCGAAAGATTCATCTATCTCTACTTCACCTTCTAACTCACCATCATTCTCAATACCATAACAGCGTCTAATACGATGGAGTAGGAACCAAGCAGTCTTTTGAGTTAGTCCTAAGTCCTTCGCTAGTTGCATTGAGCTAATACCCTTAGTGTGATTAGTAACGAGCCAAATAGCCAAGAACCAAGTTTGCAATGAAATCTTTGTGTTCTCGAAGAGGGTGTTAGTCTTGACGTTGAAGTACTTGCCAGTGTTCTTGCATTTGTAGCGATTCCCCTTGCAGTTATAGACCTTAGACAAAGGGTCGAATGGACTAACAACATTGCCGCCCCACCGCAATAATTCTAAGTGATCTACACAACTCTGTTCAGTAGGGAAAGCCTTCTGTAACTCTTGAATACTATTAAAGTCTGCTCTAATCACAGAACAAGTATAGTAGAAGATTACCTAAAATACAAATAATAGTGTAATTAACTACTAATATTTGTTTGATGAAAAGGGATATTGCAGGGTTAGAAATGGAGGTTGTGGCTATTATAGGCTATCGCGAAGAGAACGGACGATGGATTCCATCTAAGCTCAAACTACTCCCTAAAAAAGCTAGGGTATACTCAATGTCTACTCGAATTCTATACCATGTTGAGACAACTCCTCGAAAGCCCGATCAACCAAAGACTCGAAATCAATCGGATCATGAACGAAAAGAATTTGATTCATAGATTGGTAAGAAGTTCCATTTAGCATGTCTTGTCGATGAATTGAGTGATTTAATTCAGAGTTTTCAATCTGAGCTTTGATTTTCACTCTTGCTGTCTCGTAATCCCAATTAATGTCTAATAGGAACACATTGTAGGTTCTTAAATAGAATATCTCTTTTGTGTCATTGTAGTATACACCGCTGATAAACTCATGGCTAATGTTATCAATGAGTTTATCGGAACTAGCGAGACGTGCTGAGTATTCATATTTTTTATCTAGTTCAACGTTGCCATGAGGTAGTTGAATCTCTCTGTCAATATCTTCTCTAACTATTACTTGATTTGCCATACTGCCAATATAGTATTCCGACGGATTTATCATTTAGGTGTTGTAATACAGCAAGTGTAGAGTTGTATATAATTGCCCTATTGTAGTTTAATCATTTGGTAGTATGGAAATTATTCTTATATTTGCTTATCGTTCTTTCAAAATGGTGGGGAGCGGGTAAGTTGCCCCACTAAAACATTAAAAATAAAACTACCTTGCTCTACGTCAGAAAAATAAGGCGAAGGCTGATTATTTTGAGTTTCATACTGGCAGTGGATGCAGGGTAGTTTTTAAGATATTTAGCGGGAGGACTAGCTCTTAGGAGTGATGTAGGTATAGAGACTTATAGCGTACGTGTAAGGAACAGATATAAAATACCCCCGCTAAAGATATTAGGGTAGATGAGACCGTATATTAAAACTATGGATGACTTGGCGAGAACCAAGTCGAGTCGGGAAGTCTACCCTGATAATAAAAGGCTACCTAACCGTAGCCATCACAGATCAGTCCAAGGGGGAGATAGATGCAGGACTTACCTTCTGTCTCCTCTGGGTCTGTGTAATGAAACAGCAGTAAGGCTACTGCTCTATTTGACTCCCCACTAATTTTAACTAGTTAGTGGGGTTTTTTATTCCCCTTTTTCTTGTCTGTTAAGGTTAGAATGCTTATATTTGAGGTAAATAAGTAGAAATTATGCCATTAATAGCAGAAAAGAAATTAGACAGAAAAGTAACCATTGACTACTCAGATAGTGATGTATTAGGAGTTGTTGATTTAGAAGTAGAAATACTATTACATCAACACAACGCTGACGGTAGTGAGTTAATAGTAATGAGAACCCAACCAAGAAAAAGTGTTAGTGACTTTATTTATGGTGAGCACGGCAGTTAAAATATTTTTGAGTAAAATACAACCGCATTAGATTTTTTGTTTTATATTTGCTGCTACAATCGAGTAGAGGCGATATTGATATTTCAACAAAACCCCGATAGGAAAGCGACCTCTACCGCGAGTACTGTTGGGGTTCTTTATTTATGATTAGACGTGCACAGCACAAGAAGAACTTCACTACAGTTCACAACGAATTTATTAATGACACCCGCTTATCAGCCCGCGCTAAGGGGGTTATGATATGGCTGTTAAGTAAGCCTGACCACTGGATTATCCGTAGAGAGCATCTGTATAAGTGCTTTAAGGAGGGTAGGACTGCTGTATGGACTGCATTCAAGGAATTGATCGAGTATGGTTATATTGTAGAGGAAGAATTTAAGCGGGGGGATGGCGGGAAGCTTCAAGGCGGAAAGTCTTACGTAGTCTACGAAATCAGCAAGCATTCGAACAATTTCTCTCTGTTATACCCCGCCGAAAAGCCAGATGCCGAAAGTCGGCGGTTCGGCGGCATAGTAAGTACTGACTCTATAGCAAATACGGAAATACAGAAAAAAGAAAATACTGATTATAGTAAAGGGAATTTTTTGTTTTTTGTTGAGGAGTTAACCCAAGGGCGCAACATCCCACTAACAGAATTAAACCAGAGTATGATAGAGCAACTGCAACAGCACTTCAACTACGAACTGTCACAGTCCACTACAGAACTTGAGCGGAACTTGCCGTTCTAAGCCAACTAACAGAAAGCCCTGCTACCACTAAAGGTATGGGGGTCGATGTAGGTACATTAAATGTAGATACACATAATTATGTCAAGAAAAACAAAAGCCTCTAGAAAGGCGACAATGAAGAAGTTGGTGAGGCAACGTGAACACCAAAGGGAATCTGAAAGACTTCAAAACTCTGTTGTAACGTTCGACGCGGAGACTACCCTATGCACTAACGGGATATACTATCTAACTTTTGAAGGGGAGATAGTTTACGTGGGGGCCACTAATAGTTTAGTAACTAGAATGTCGCAACACCTCAAAGAAGCCGTAAAGCAGTTTGATGCTTACTCCTTCAAGCCTTACCCCGCAATATCAAGGAAAGAATTATTAAACATAGAGAAGGCTGAAATAAGGAAGCACTCTCCTAAATACAACGTGGTACACAACTTAAAAACAGAGAAAGTATGTCTAGACTAACACAAGCGATAGCGTACCTCAACGAGGCTGATAAGAACGTAAACGATTCGGAGTATGTAACTCACCACTACACTAACATTCAAGTTAACCCCGCATTGAAGAAAGCTAGAAAAGAATTTCAAAAACTTCTTGCACATTCAAAATGAATCACTTACATTTGCCTAAAGACAAGTATCAATTAACAAATAACAAGTAACAGAAGAGGAGAGTACTAATGGACGTAAGAGAACTTGAGATAAAAGAAACTGTAGAATGATGACAGAAAAACAAATAGAAGAGGAACAAGTAAACAAACTAACGCTTGTATTCCTTTATTTAGCTCAGATGGAGGAACTAGGACTGATTGAAGGTGGAGGGTTTGCTTTAACGGGTAAAGGCTTTGATTTAGCTATGGATGTTTATGAGTCGGGGTTAAGAATCCCTGACGAGGAGATGGAGGTAATTATTTCTATTATTCCTCAATGTGAAAATCTTGTAGAAGAGTTAACCGCATTCGCTATAGAGATTCAAGACTTAGGCTTTGATAAGCACTTTAAGATGAACACCCCGCCTAAGAAATCTGATTCTTGGAAATTCTGGAAATATTTGAACCTATGAAGTGGGAAGAAGAGTTATATGACCCAGAGCATCCTGAAGACGGAAGCTATTCTGTTTTACGGGGTGAGGACTTTGATATAGTTCTAGTTGATGAGGAAGAGGAGAATTATGCTGACTTATACCTTAAGGACGAATTCCTATCTCTCCCCACAAAGAAAAAGAAACTAGAAAATCTGTTCAAGTACATAAAGAGATTACAGAAAGATGTCTGAAGAAAGAATTTGTAAGTTTATAGAAGTAAAAGCCCTTGTAACCAAGGAGGAGACTGTAGGTACTTTCTCTGAAGAAGAGGAAAACAGGTTCATTGATGACCTTATAGACTTTATCGAAGAGCGGGGGTATTCTATGTGGAGTTCTATAGGCAGAGTAACCGAAGAGGAATTAAAAAGCTCACAACAATGAAGTGGATTAGAAACACACGCACATTACAGGTCTTTAGAGAGACGAAAGATAAGGTAGGTATCTTCCAATACCATAGCGGGGGTGATCGTCCATCAGATCGTCTTATTCACGCTCAGAACGGACGTATTCCACCTATATTTGAGTACTTAGATGAGAAAGAGGTGTTAGAAACACTGTATGAGAGTATGCAAGTAGACGACAAAATATGGGAGGTTACAAATACACCTACAGGGTTTGAAGGTGTAATCCCCCCGCAATCTGAAAAAGACGAAGAAAGACTAGACAGTACAATAGCTAACTTTGGTACTGTTGAGGATTCTGAGTTCTGGCGGGGGTGGAATGCTCATTCGGAGTACATGTTAGATGAAACTAGCAACCCACTAATAAACAAACTATTAGAAAACGCAAAGGAGCCAGAACCTACTAATATGTATAGCACAAGATACACCCCACTAACAGAGACAGAAGAAAACTCTCTTCTAGCTAACATAGACGCTTACACTGAAGAGGATATGATAAGCTTTGCTAAGTTCTGTGTAGAATCAGAGTTTATGTTGAAAGCTGAAGCAATGCTAAATGAATGGAAAGATGAAAAGTAGAATATACATACTCTTAGTCATTATCTTTGCTTCTTGCACCGCCACAATAAAAACAACAGAAATCGACGGATGGGTATTTGAAAGGCATGGAAACTTTTATTTAGTCTGTGATGAGTACGGATATAACTGTAGATTATGGGAGAAGACGATAGACGACTCGCTCTACATCGGGGACTACCTTAAGATAGAAACAATAGAGAAGGTAAGAAAGAGATGAAACTAATTAAGATCAAAGCTTTAGTTCAGAGAGAAGATACTGTAGACTACGAGAGGATGGGCATAACCCCACCAAATGTAGCACAGGAAGACCTTGAAGAAGTAGATGTATGGTTCAGCCCATCTCAAATATGTTACTTTGAGAAGTCTATTGAGGTAGAGGGGGGAACTGTATTTGTTTTAACTAGCGGGAGTGCGTTTAATGTTAATATGCCGCCACAAGAATTTGAAAAATTTTTAGGATTATGAAGATTAAATCCCACTACATACAACACCCCGTGCTAAAAAGCTATTCTAGCGAAAACTATAGCTTAATCCTAGAAGACAGCGCAGGAGTCACCCACTACTTCGCGGAGGACGGGTATGATGGTTGGTCTCACGACCCCGATAAGTGTATAGACACAAGAACAAGATAAAATCAGAAAAAATGAAAGAAGGAAATAACATGATACAAGACTTAGTGGATAGTATGCCACTAGAGAATAAAGTAAAATGGAGCATTAGCTTATTCTTAGACGAAGCCTTAGAGAAATTTAGAGCGGAAACCTCCCCTCTTTCAGAGGGGGAGAATCAAGCAGCTAATGAAATGATTCGTTATACGACAATGCACATAATGGAGATTGCAAAGGAGTGTATTGATGGGAACATTCCGCTCAACGCTTATGACAGCGACACTCTATGGGAAGGGGTAGAAACAATAGAGAAGGTAAGAAAGAATTGAAAAAATGGATTGTGATCGGATTAATAGTAACGTCATGCGTTAGCATTGAGACTACTACTTACTATAACAGAGGTAGAGTAGTTCGACCACACCCACATAGACCCCTGTACGACATAACCCCGCAAGGAAAGAGGTTCTACATCCAAGTCATAACAAAACAAGGGTTCGATACTTTAAGCGTGTGGGGGGATGAAGATTGGCTTGAGGGACAAATAGTAAAATGGAAATGAAGAGGCACGAATCAGGAGATGTATTAGAGTTATCATGGCTCCATAAAGACCAAGAACTGCATTATTATGGGCAAGGTTTAATCCACCCCCGCTATATCAGACTCACCCGATTAGAGGGGCAGGACGATAAGCAGTGGGAGCAGAGAATAACTGAGGCGATAAAGAAGGAACACTACATCAGGGGCATTCATGCGGGACACCCCACAAAAGGAGTAGCCTCCCCACTAACCATAAAACTAAACGGAGAGATAATAGAAGAGTAAAATGGAAATAAAAGAAGGGGATACTAAGGTGAACATAGCTGTTAAAGCCTCCAAAGCGGAAGGCTAGTAGTGCGGGGGAGCCATCTTTAATAGAGTACTCAACCCCGCAGAGTGTAAACAGAAAACCATTTACATCATTCCATTCTAATTCTATAAGGGTAAACCTTTCAAATAATCTCATTCCACAAACATAAGAAATAACTACCAAGTAACCAAATCTAGCTCTACTAAAGAGTAGTTGTAAACGGAACTATATTACCGAAACAGGCGTAAAAAGGGTATTTTTGGTGCAGAATAGGTACTAATCGGTACTATACTTCCCTTTTTGGTACGTAACCTCCGCAAAGACTCTAAAAACCTCTCCTTACTTTCATATTCAAAGCTCTTACCTAAGAACCTAGAAGGAAATTCTTTATTCTCCATCTCAATCTCCATTTACAATATAGCGGTAGACAGCCCACGGTATAGCACACCCGTATATAATTACCCCTATACCTACAATACCCGCACCCCAAGTGAAGAATGAAGTTAAACTAGGCAGAGACATGACAATTTCAATCAACCTCCCCACTAAATAAGGAAGGAATACAATAACAGCAGCCCCAAGGACTACATAAGCTAATCTTCTAATCATAATTCTTCAAACTTACAGTTATTATTCATAATAAACAAATATAAGCATTACCTATCCAATATCCAAATAAAATCTGTATGTTCGTACTATGATAACCTTACACCCCACCCCGCAACAGATAGAAAGGGCAAAGAACCTTTACGACTTCGATGCACTAAAGGGGAGCATAACAAAAGGTAAATCCAATATTTACGGCGCACTAGGGGAAATACTCTGTTTAGACTACTTCCCCACCGCAAGAAAAGAAGAGAGCTATGACTACGATCTAATCATAAAGAACTACCGAGTAGACGTAAAGACAAAGAGAACTACTGTCCCCCCGCAAAAACACTATAGATGCTCTGTCACCCACCTAAAACAAGAAACAGACTACTACTTCTTCCTAAGAATAACAGAAGACCTATCACTAGCTTACCTACTAGGATACCTAAGCAAACAAGAAATGATAGACAATAGCACAGATATTCCTGATGCTACACACATAAGAGAAGGACATCACGTAGAAATCCAGCAGCTACATCCTTTCTCGCCCCTCCTATAGTTGTACATTCTCAATCGCTACAACCTAGCCTCAGCTTACGCTGTAGCTAAACCAATGGTTATTTCCAAATAAAAAAGTTTCGTGTAAGTATTAGGAGCGTATTATAGCCTATCCACAGCCCCCCCTATGCTTCAAAGGAATTCAATTTCTCATTACCGCCCCCCGTCTTTTCGCACCTCATAAATTAGTCAATGATCCTATCAACTAACGTTAGCTTTGTCTTCACCCCGTGAGCAAGTGAGACTAACTACTTGATACTCAATGATTCTATTTTTATTGCGTCTGTCCTCACTGTTAGTTGATAAAGAAAGCAGTCAATACCTAAGCCAATGCAGTAAACGAATTGAATACTAACCGTTTGTAAACACTTAATGTGTTGGTATCACTAGGTTGTAGGTGCTTTGTAGTTCAAAGTACTCTGCATAATAACCATGTAAAGAATACCTTACTCAATGTAAAGAATGTTTAACACCGACCTATTGAGCTATGCAGTACATTAAATGTAACTGCCTGAGTACTAGCCACGAACCAACTATTTTACTAGTCTTATGTTGTATGTATTACATAGTTTGCTATCTTCGTTCAAACTTTAAGAAACTATGAAAGATTTAACAGTTCACATTAATGACGCGAAGGAAGCAATTGCCGACCTACTTAAGCAAGGTGCAAAAGTTTGTTACTCTTATCGCCTATTCGATCAATTTACTATTGTCTACGTACTTTAATACTTAGAAGCTATGAGGATACATGATGCAAGGTTGCTAGATCAATTCGAGAATATGAACACTAGCGAATTAGGGGACTTTATAACAGAAGCACATAAACAGTTCAGCCCTAGCATGAGCGATAAGGACGCTGAAAGACTACAAACCGTTATTGATACGGCTATGTTTGTACACCTTAAAAGGTAGCTTATTACCTTCCCTTAGTTGTTACCCTGCTTTGACTGTCTTTAGTCTTAGCGGGGCTTTAAGGTAACAGACCTTGAAGCTAGAGAATTTATTCTCGTAGGGTTTCTAGGTGAAAACAATTTAAACTTTGAAATTATGTATAGCGAAACTCACAATTGTTATTTATCTGAAATGGGAGCAGCCGACTATAAAAGGTTGCACAAACAAGGATGGTTAGATGGTGGTATTGGCGTAGGCTTTGCCAACACTACGCACCTATTCGATAGTCAAACCTTAATAGGTACGTCTAAAGTTCTAATTGAATGCGACAAAGGGTATTTATATACCGTTGCTTATTATAGCGGGTGCTTTTATCCTATATGGGAGCGGGTATGCACTAAAGGCCGCGAAACTCCAAAATTTAATAGGAAGTATAAATTAAAGGGGGGCAAAGCTATTAGCGTTAAGCCATACTAACTTAATAGCCCCACTTACATACTCAATCTATTGCAGCCCCTTTTTAGGGGCTTTTTTCATTTAGTGGGGTCTACGTATCACCTTTACTATTTAAGTAGCTTAGAACGTCTTTAAATAGGCTTAGAATGTATTTTATTCTGTTTAGCCTATGCGGGGTGTTTACGATCCTAAAGTATTGAGCATTAAAAAAGGGAGTCTTTTAGCTCCCTTCGTTGTTTTGTCGTAAATGTTTGCAATATATGCGACGAATCAATATATAAATGTTTGCTTGTCTAGCTTGTTAGCTTCAAGTAGATCAACACATTTAGTAATATTATCATTTGTGTATTTATCCGCGCTACCTGTGGCGTGATTGAATGTAATAATAAACCCTTCAAAATGTTTGACGGCAATAACACCTAGTTTTGTAATATATACATCCGTTTTCGTTTCGTCCTTTAGTGGTGTAATGTATCGGGCAAATGTTTGCATAGTTTCTTAATTTTAATCAAATGTACTATTAATATATGAGACTGGCAAGGATAAAATTAATTGCATTGATATTCAGATACTTAGCTATTAAAACAAAGAAATATTTGGAAGTTTCAAATCTATTGCCGTAAATTTGTTTCATCGAAAGGCGAAAAGCTAAACACTGGAAACCCTAGATAGTTTGACAAAAGAGTCAGTAACACATAACCAAAAGCGATAGTTCAGCTTTGCATGATGCGCTAAGGGTGCGAAAACCTTCAAACTTCAATACATAGACTGGCAACCCTTCTAAAAATCGAGAGGGTGCAACTTTAAAAGTTCGGGCGTATCGCGTCCCTAATACTGTCAAGTTGGGTTAATAGTCGTTAGTTAGTAGCTTTCCTTGCATCCATAACAGAAAAGCAAGGACGTAATAAAGTAGAATCTTTTCTACATTGCGGGGTGTTAACGTTGGATTGTTTACACCAGTCAAGACATTAGCAGAAATACAAAACGTGCAATCGTGCAACGTTGGGTTAATTGAGATGAAAAAGAGTGAACACGGCAGCGCAATTACAAGGTTTGCGCTAATTAAAACCTGAAACTAAAAACATACAAACGTGCAGCAACACACAAAGTTGAAAAAGTTAATTCTTTGTGTCGGTTGCTTGATTCGATTCAATGCACGTTCTAAAATTAAAGTTATGAGCAACACAATCAAAACAGACGAAAGAATCTTTCAAGTCGAAAACTTTGAAGGTGATATTTGTCTATGCAATTTACGTTCTTTTAGTGTTTCCTCAAGTGGGGAATTGCTATGTAAAGAGCAGCCCGTAAAAAGAGCAAATCATTATTGGAATAACAAATTCCAGACAATACGCAAATTTCAAATTAAATTAATGCTTGACAGCATCTAAAAACAAACGTGGTATTGATAAGATCAACTGAAAGTTCGAGACTTCGCCACGTTCTAAAAAACGCCAGTAAAACGAAATACTGGTAAAAATTGGAAATTATGAGATATGCAGAAGACTTAGCAAAAGACTACGATTTTGAAACCGAATCCGAGTACTTCGACTATATTATTGAGTCTTACATAAACGGGCAACCGCAGCAATGTAAGGAGCTATTTTTACAGATGGCGAAAGACGACCAAAGTAAGTTTTTAATTAACTACGTCAACCCTAATTCAGGGCAGATAGGTAAAAGCGTTTTGAACCTTTGTATTAAAGCATTGATTTACTAAAATGAATATTTTAATTGCCTTAACTGTTATTGGCTCCCTTTATGCTGTCTTTTTGATAGCTTTACTTATTGCGGGGCGAATTAGTAAAAACTGAAAAGATGAACATACACACAAGCGAATCTTTAAAAGCTCAAGACGGAAAGTTTGAAAACTTCCACTACCAGTTAACAGACGGTGAAAGATACCAGTTAACAGAAGCGGAACGCAGATGGTTAGACCATATACGCGGAAAATACTGTATTGCAGACCATATATACCAAAACAGCACCGAAATAGACGGAAATTTAGTCTATACTATTGATATAGTGGGACTGTCTGAGGCTTTAGAACTTGATACAATACCGCACAAAGCAGTTATGTTGTCAGATGATACCGCACTGCAATCAATATTTTTCTACTCAAGTATTAATGACTAAAAACTAGAACAAATGACTAAGCAACTTAAAACGAAAGTAAAAGATTGGTATTTGAAAGAACATCCATCTGACGAACTAGGCAAAGACTTGAAAGAAAATCTAACTTTTGAGGACTTGCGCGAAGCACTGAACAACGGCCAAGAAATATACGAAGTTCTTGGAGCGTTTGATAGCATAATAAGAGAATATTGCTTTGCAGAACTAGCTAAAAGACTAAATGTAGAATACAACAGAGTTTACACCTTATGGTTATTCCACGAAGAATCAACACAGCTATGAAAGCAGAACTTAAAAACCAGTTAATCACAGACTTAGGTTTAAATTTGGAGAAAAAGAATATTTGTCTTAGATTTGAGCCTGTAAACGACAACGAAAGAACTAGGAAACTAAATAAAGCATTGAAAGCATGAAAGCATTAGGAATAAAGGCAATATTTGACAACGAAGGAGAAACCCTAGACCGTTACACTGTTATTTTGAATGATGGTGATATGTTAGGGCTAAATACAGCGGGGCGCGGGTTTTCTCAATGGTGTGGAAACTGTGTAGATAATTATATGTTTCATTCTTACGGGGCTGCATGGCGTAGACATTGCGACGTTGATAAAATAATGAAGCACGAATTACCCCGCATCATAAAAGAGTTTAAAACTGAGGGAAACATAGGCAAAAAAATAAACTGGTCTACCTTAGACGAAGAAACAAAAGATCATATTAAATACAGATTAAGCGAATAGCCAAAAGCTAAAAGCAAGAAGCAAACTAAAAACCAAAACTTGAGAAACTATGAATACAACATTTTTAAACGGAGACAGCGAACACAAGCAAAAAGGGCTTGATAGCTTGCAATCAGTAAAGGAAGATTTTGAAATCTTCATGCAGGACACCGAAGGAAATGACGAAACAGGCTCATTTTATGACTACGGTCTGAGCTTTGATTTTGTAGATGCGGGAACCTTTAACGATCAAGAACGGGGGTACTACCGATTCCAATTTAGTTGGGGAGGCCCAAGTGATGAACTAAGAATCTATCAGGACGGAACACTTGAATATGTGTATCTTGATTGGTTTGTGGGCGTAGGGTTTAACGTAACGCACGAAGAATGGGCGCAATGGATAGAAGAGTTTTTTACCAATTGTATGTCTATTGATTGGGATAGCTTAAGCCCTGAGCAATTAGAGATTTACGAAGAAGAGGAAGAAGTATAACTAACACTAAAGAAAAGGAAACTATGAAAAGCACATACAACGGAAGGACAATAGAAAGAAGCGACAATCTATTTGAACCTTCAACCACGACGGTGAACAAACCAAGAAAATCTTACAAGTTTGACGTACCTAGTCTGTACTACGATGGGAAATACTACTTTCCTACTGACATAGTAAAGAGAGACAAAGCAGTGGTATCAAGACACAGATCAAACAAGCCTTATGAAATACAGGTAGTGTACTATTCAGGCAAGTGGTATCAAGACACCCACTATATAAGCGAAGAGTTTAAGAACTTCTTAGAAGAACATTACAAATAAACAATTTACGCGGGGAGTGGGGCTACTCAATGACGTTTGGAACTAAGTAGCTGAGAATAGCAGTCAACCCCCGCTTTTTTAAAAACTAGAAACTATGAGAGTAATTGAAACAAAAGTCTACAAGTTCGAGGAACTAAGCGACGAAGGAAAACAAAAGGCAGTTGAAAAACTGTATGATATTAATGTTTCTCACGATTGGTGGAAGCATTTATACGAAGATGCAGCTAACATAGGGTTAAAGCTAACTGGCTTTGATCTTGATAGAAACAGATATGCAGCAGGTAACTTTACATTAGCCGCTTGCGAGGTAGCTGCAAACATCTTCCGAGATCATGGGGAGACTTGCGAAACTTACAAGACCGCAACCGATTTCATGGAAGAGTGGCAACCAGCATTCAACAAGTACATGGAGACTGAGGGCTATGAGCTAGAGCAAGAACTCATTAGAATGGAGTCTGAATTTGAAGAAAGTTTGATTGAAGATTATTCAATACTTCTTCAAAAAGAATACGACTACCAGACAAGTGAGGAAGCTATCATTGAAACTATTGAAGCTAACGACTACGAATTTACAGAAGAGGGAGAGCTAGTATGAAAGGGCTAGATGATTTTATTATGGGGACATACGACCCTAACGCACCGTTCAACCAAGATGATTCTTTATTCGAAGCTATTGCAGAAGAATGGACACAAGAACAATGGGAAGAGATAGAAGAGTGGTACAATAGTATAGAAGGAGTTGGAGTGGTGGATAAAGTAACGTACAAGCTAGAATCTATTGAAGAAATGGCGGCTTTGATATGGCGGTACTATAAAAGATACAACGAATAAACAATTTATGCGGGGGAGTGGGGCTACTCAATGACGTTTGGAACTAAGTAGCTGAGAATAGCAGTCAACCCCCGCTTTTTAAAACTAGAAACTATGAAATCAGTAACAACAGAACATGATAGTCTACATGAAGTAGGGGGAGAGTTAGCTAATTGGTACTCAGATAAACACAGGACAACTATATTAGTGCGGTGGTAGCAGGTGGAATGGATAGAGACTACGCCCTTACTATAACGTACTTAACAAACGGATAAGAGAGCTAACTGAGATACTAGAACAAAAGATAGAGTTATGAACATCCCTTACGACATACTAGCAGCTACTAACTGTATTGATAAAGTAAAGGCAGCTACCGCTTTGTTTAGTGAAGGAGATAAAGAGATTATCAATGTCATACTAAGTAGGTATGAAAGAGAGATAGAAAAGTGGGGTAACTATCAAGTACCTTACTACACTAACACGGAGAGAGGGGCTGTTATTGCGGGGGTGAAGCGTACTTTAAAAGCCCAACTAAAGGAAGGCTTTGATAAGAACGAAGCAATCAATATAGCAGTAGCTAACACCGACTTCAAGGAAGAGACTATACAAGAGAAAGTCTACACCAACAAGAGAGAAAGACAATCGTGGAGGAATAAGGAAACCTTAGCCCACCGCAATCTAATAAAGGAAATGAAAGATACTATTAATATTGAGCTAGTAAGACAGGTACTAGACCAGAATCCAAATCTAATAACTAAAATCAAGTAAACATGGCAATAGTAAGTAAAGAACAGGCTAACGGTAAGAGTATCTTCCGTCACCTATGCGACCAGATGCACAAGCTAAGTGTAAAGGCAATCACAGTAGACGAAGCAAAGGCTCAGGCTCACCTAGCAAAGCAAGCTAACAATCTGATGAAGTATGAACTTGATCGAGCAGTAGCAGTAGCTAAGTTTGGGGAGGACTTCTCCGATGCACTACGAGAAATTGAAGAGGCATGAGACAAGACCAAGCTAAGGACATATACAGAGGACAAACCCTCTTCTACATGGGCAGTACAAACTATGCAACCCAAGTGAAGGTAAGGAGGGTGAGGATACTAGGTAACTACATCCTTGTACAATCAACCAATAGCGTGTACTATCCTTTGAGCGAATTAACAACGAACATATGAAATTAACTGAACAAGACTACGGTAAAGTAAAACTAAAACTTTATATTCGTCACATCTTCTTCTATTCTACTGTTAGAATGAAAAGGAAGATTCAGGCAAGGGAGATGGCTAAACAGTTATCTACTTCTGAGAAGTTACTTGCTGTTGACTATATAAAGGAGAGGTTCCCTGATTTAGTGGGGGTTGACCCCACTAAAATAGTAAAGCGAACAGCACAGAGAGAAAGAGCAATTAGTATAATAACATCAACACTTTAAATATAAGGAGTAATGGAGCTTAAAAAAGAAATGTACAAAGGGGTTGAAGACTTAACTTACTCTGCTATGAACCACATAGGATACACTTCAATTGCCTATCATAGAGATTGGATAAAAGAAAACTTAAAGTAATTATGGAAATACGAACAATAGAACACGACTTTGAATATCAAATGAAAGAGGTATTCAGTCAGATGAAGGAAGCTTTTGAATACGATGTATTAACAGACGGGTACACAGGCACATTTAGCGGGTGGCTGTGGAACAACACAGAAGAATTTGGGAAATATACCTTTGAACGTGTTGACTCATGGTGCGGGGTGGACGAACTGTTTGAAAATTTAGAGAATGACTAAACTAAACGTAACTGTATTCAAACATTTCTCAGAGACTAAGAAGCCTCATGTTACCTCTGTTGATAGAGTCATAGAAAAGATTAGGACAGGGGGAGACCAGAAGGTATTCTTAGAATCTTTGCGGGGGATGGACAAGAAAGAGTACAAGGAGAAGAAGAAGGAACTGCCTATCATCTGCTTCAATGGAATCTTTACCGAGAGGGATAAGCACCACTTAGTACAATCTAGTGGGGTGATGATCCTAGATTTTGATGGGGTGGAAGATATGGCTACGCTTAAGGCTAACATCGTAGCCCGACCTTATACCCTAGCTTGTTTTATTTCTCCTAGTGGGGCGGGGTACAAGGCACTAATCAGGATACCAAATGTTGATAGTGACGAAGAGTACAAGACGTACTTCAAGGCGATGAAGCAGGAGTTCCCCGACATTGACGACTCAGGGAAGGATATAGCAAGAGCTTCCTTCTTTTCCTATGACCCCACACTATACTACAACCCAAGAGCCACACCATTTAACATAGACAGAAAGAAACTCTACAACGTAAAGGAGTGGGATAAGGTAAACAAGGTACTGAGAAAGATAGAAGATGCAATAGAAGGAGAGAAGCACATAGTAAGACAGAAGATAGGCTACCTCTTTGGAGGATGGGTGGGGAGCGATGCCCTCACATTCGAGGGGGCTATTGATCTACTCTCCCAAGCTGCGGCTAAGAACACAGACAACTATGAAGAAGCAGTAAAGAACCTTACTCAGGCTGTTCATGCTGGTATGGCTGCTCCCTTATCTCTATCAGATGAGAACGCTGTTCTTAATATGAAGATAGGGGTAGGTAAGAAGTACTACCACATGGACGATGTATGGGAGAAGATAGAGAAGTTTAGAAGGACAGGCTATGTGCGGGGGTCAGATACAGGATGGAAGGAGTTAGACGAGTACTACTCTAGGCTACTAGGTAGCACCACCATTATCTACGGCTCTCCCTATTCAGGTAAGAGTCAGTTCCACTTCGAGAACCTTGTCAACGAGGCTGTTAACTACGGGCATAACGAGGCTGTACTCTCACCAGAGACAGGAGATATTGAGCACGTTTATTCAGAGCTTATAAGCATCTACATTGGTAAGCCGATAGAGGACATATCAGAGGAAGAGTTTAATGCTGCGGCTGAGTTTATCAAGCGACACTTCTTTGTCATTGACACATTTGGAGACGACTTTAATATGCGTGATCTGTTTGTGCAGGTAGAGGCTATTGAGAGGGAGTTTGACATAAAGATACACGGAGTCACAGTAGACCCCGCAAATTACCTAGACCCTACTAATCCTAATCTAAGGTCAGACTTAGCGGTGGGTAAAGACATGGACGTATTTAATGCGGATGCTAGGAAGAATCACAGACACAACACGCTAATCACCCACATACGAGACATAGAGACAAGGAAGAGAAAGGACAGCGATGGGAATGTAATATCAGAGTACCTACCCCCACCAAGACCAAGAGATATATTCAATGGTCAACAGTATTGGAGGAAAGGAATGATGATGATAGGAGTCTACCGCCCACAAGACTTAGATGGCAACCCACTACCAAACCACGAACACAATGAGACTAACATTATAATTTCTAAGGTAAAGCCAAAAGGAACGGGAACAATAGGGACTGCTGTACTCTTCTACGACTGGACAAAGAACAGATACTACGAGAAGAGAGGAGACTTAAAGATATACGCTAAAGGATTTGTTGATCGTGACTGGGAAACTCTGGTGGTGGAGGTGGTGCTGGTGGAACTAGATTTTCGGCTACAACTTATTGTTCAAG